CCTTAGCAGCATTGTTAGCAAGAGCAACAGCAAGACCAGCAAGAACATTCTTGGCAGCATCACCACTCTTGGCTCTATAATCAGCAAGGATGAAACCCTTGTCCTCAGGAGTCATGCCACCAAACTCGGTGCAGGTAACCTTCAGAATATAGTCCTGACCAGCCACAGCAGAGGTGGAAGCAATGAAGGCACTTTCAAGGTTCTCAGCCATGCTAGAAGCCTTAATAGCCTTACCCTTAAGAGTGTCAAGGTTAATAAGGTCAGTTCTCACAACACCATCGTTACCCTTATACTTAGCAATGATTTGGCCATCGCCAGCAGCGGAGAACTTGATGTCGCCGACATTTTCAAGATCGGCGTTCACAGCCTTAGCAACATAGAGTTGCTTAACTTGATTTGTACTATAAGTAGCCATAAATTTAATATTAAATTATTTAGTTGTTTTTATTTTGCTTTATATGTAGCAGCGGCTAAATTAACAGCCAACTCTAAAATAGTTCTATGAAGTCCTTCAGGAAATTTACATTCAGTTTCTTGGGATTCTCCATTAACAGTTAATCCATCATCTAGGTCTGCAAGGACTATAGGAGAAATATACTCTAGGTATCTGACTGTATAATCAGCAACTCTGTATTTTGAAAGTAATTCAATTTGATTATCCTCTATATCCAATCTTAAAACCCTTCTTAGGTTTGGCCCTCTAAAGGGATTCTCCAAAGTCTTTTCTAAATCATCTTGAGTAACAGGAACTACAGAAACTTCTTTTCCAGCAGCACATCCTTCTTCATTACTAGCATATTTAGCTCTCTCATATGTAATAAACCAAAGCTTATTAGGAAGTGTGAAAACAGATAGCTTGTAAGAATGAAGGGAAGAATTTCCCTCTGGCGAGAGTGTTTCTGTTCTAACTAAAGTTGCTAGATATCTCCTTAACTCTTCAGTTTTTTCAAAAGACTCCAGTGAACTATTCTTGCCATTATAGTAGGTTAGGGCAAGCTGTTCTTCAGCTAAAGTTAGATATACAGATTTCTCATATAAGTCTAGACCAGGTGCTTGATTTGAAGCGATGTTATTATAGAGAATATCAAATTCGTTATTAAATTCTTGATTTGACATTTTAATCTTTTACTTTTGCTTGGACAGCAAAGAGAACATCCTGATGCTTATGAGAGTTCAGATACTTAGCAGCATTTGATAGAGTAGCTTCCTCGTTAGCTTCACACAGAGGAGTGTTGTCCTCTCTCAGGTAGTAGTGATTATCCCTATTAGAGATAACTCCCTTCTCCACTGCTTTCTTAATCAGAACCTTAGTGCTTAGATAAGGATCAGTAATGACCTTTAAGAATAGTTTACTGTTGGCTTGTATAAGATTATTAATCTTGGTCTGCAAGAATTCAAGGTTAGCAGAAGGAGAGGTAGGACGGCCATCAATAGACTCAATGATAACTCTAAGAGTGTATGCGTCATCCTCAACCTTGCCATACTCCTTGTAGCACTTCATCACAGTACTCATGTTATCCTTAGCTCTCTTGTTCTCTTCACCCTCAGCAATAATCACATATTGATAGGTAGCTTTAGGAGCATCCTGCAGTGCCTGCAGAGAAGGAGCAATGAGGTCCTTATTGGCTAACAAAATCTTATACTTGATATAATCTTCAGGACTTGAAAGATCTAAATAATTGTCCTCCTTCAGTAGTCTCACCTTTGCAGTTTCCCAGTAGTTATTATTTTTTCTCAATGAGCTTAGAGTGCCTGGGTCAAGCATCATAACATCTTCTAGGAATTTCTTCTCCGCATTTGTCAATACATTAACAAAAGAACCAGAGCGTAGTCTAGGGACCACAAAGGTTCGCGCAGTACCTTCAGCCATTCCACCAAAGCAAACGTGCTTTGGATTAGTAATATTGCCACCTTCTTTTGGAATATGTCTGACCACAACCCTCTCATTTCTGAGGATATTAATTTCAGGCTCTTCAGACTCTTCAACTTCCACAGGATTCACAGTCTCTTTTTTAACATTTTTGGCTGTCTTTACTGGGACTACCTCAATAGGGGTATCATCAATTTCAAAGTTCTGCTTAGAATAATCAACTTTCTCTTCCATTTCTTTCATATAATTCTCCTTTTTATATTTAAAAAGGGAGGAGGGTTGCTCCTCCCTTAATTACTTTATGTGCAGTTATATCTTAGGCCTGCAGAATTGCAGGGATGAGAGACATTGTTCTAGTAGGGTCAAGGACACAGACACCAAGAGTGGCCATTCTGTGGATAACCGCAGCATCCTCATCGAAGCTCATATAAGGGTTATTCTTCTGACCAGTGAAAGGATTTCTAAGACCCCATTGATAGCCTCTGTACTCCTCATCACCGCGCACCTTGCACTTGAAGATGTTAGGCTGATCCATAGTACCAATATAGAGGATATCATATCTGTAAGACTCAGCAACACCACCATCAGGATGGATAACCTTATTTCTCACAGGATCATCATAGAAAGGATCCACATCAATCTTCACTCTCACACCATTAGGAGCCATGAACTCAGTGAACTGGAAACCAGCAGTAAGTGCATTGCTGTGTAGAGGAGAAGAGGTTCTGTTAATAACCTTAACAGAGCTATTGTCAATCTCAAACTGAGTCCAGCCTGAAATCTCATTCAGAACTGCCTTGTGGAACTGAGAAGCACCACGCTCACCAGTCTTAATGACAAAGTATCTGTCACCAAAATCAAGCTTAGCAGCAGAAAGCTCATACAGAGCATCCTCAAGGAGCTTAAGAGAGAAGGTGTTGTAATACATAGTATTAGCCACCTCCATTTGCTCTCTAAGACCAGCACCCATCTTAATGACGTTACCAGACTTACCAAAGTTCATGTACTCGCCATTAGCGGTTCTGTTGCTTCTGCCATACATAAGAATGTTGTTCTTGTAGTCAGACCATTGGCACTCAACCTCCCAGTCAACAACGTGCATCCACATATCCTTGACAGTGTGGTCAAGCTTACCATTGGCATTGGCCATAGTAACAGGAATACCCACAGCGAGCTTCTTATTAAGCATAGAGCCAGGGACCTTGTGTTGAATTCTGATAGTGGAGAACTCATTTCTCATGGAAATAGGAGAGCTGAATCTCACGTCACCAACCTTTCTGGAGAGCTCCTTCTCAACTGGAGCATACTCAACAGAGAATCTCTTGCCAGCAAGCAGCTCAGAGGCAGGCATGCCAGAGGTGTTAGCACCCATCAACTCAACCTTGTAAACAGCATTGGTGCCTTCCATGCGAGGGTCACCGAGAATTCTAAGAGGATAAACCTCATTCTTCTCACCAACAATCACCTCACCGTCAGCAAACCAGTCCTCACCGAAAACAACATAGAAAGGCTCAGTATTAGCACCGGCAACACCACTGGTAATAGCAGCACCATCAATACTTCTGGCTTCCACGAGAGGAATGTTTCTTCTAGAAGAACCAACGACATCCCATGTGTATTCATCATCAGAATCAAACTCCTTAGCAGGGAACTGACTCAGGAAGGTATCCAAAGTCTTACCTCTATAATAGGCAAGCAGTTGAACCATCAGGTTACTGGCCTTTTGTGGAGCTAACTGAAAAATGGAACCAAGGTGGTTCTCTTTGGTCAGGCCCTTCCAATGGGAAAAGCCGATCATTTGGAATTTATTTAACTTTCCAGCCATAATTTAGTTTTATTATAATAAAATTGAACTTGTGATTACACATCAAGGTCCCATTTACCATTGATGAAAGAATTTGGATCTTCACTGACCCCACTCACAAATTTAATATTGCCGTTGGAGGTTCTTGCTGTATTATTCAGTGTATGTTCCAATTCTCTGAGACCCTTTTTAACTTCTTTCTTAACCTGTGGTTTAATTAAACCATCAAGGTTCTTGAAGCCATCAGTAAGAGTAAACAACAGACCAACGTTCTTCAGGAACTCAGTCTTATTTTCTCTTTCATATTTTTGAAGAGCAGTAAAGTATTCTCCAGTCTTCTTGTCTTTGTAGATAGGCTTACTAATATTATCATAAATCTTCTGTCTAGTAGCCTTGTCAACTTGAAGGTCCTTAAACACTTCTTTATCTTCAAGAATAGATTTCTTTAATGCTTCAGCCTGCTTTTCTCTTTCCTGTGCCTCTTTTTCGGTTTCCAGCCTAGCCTCTTCTACAGCTTTGTCATACTTAGACTTAAAGAAGTCTTTGTTGGCAGTCAAGGCTCTTTTGGCTCTCTTCCGGTCATTACCATTTGTAAAGATGTCCTCAAGCTCTTCAAGAGCTTCATCTTTACTGTATCCCTTATTAATTAAATCTTGATAAATCAGTTGCTTTCTTACAGTTTCACCAGCCTCATCTTCAGCATCAACCTTTGCCTCTGTAATACTATCCAAGTATGCAAGAGTGTTTTCATATTGCTTAATGAGTTCAGGCTCAACCCCCAAATCGAGGGCCTCATCAATCCTGCGCTGCTTTTCATCAAGTCCTGCTTTAATTTGAGACTCAACAGCTTTTGCCAGATCTTCAGCTTCCTTAATGTCGCCAACTGTTTCATCATCAAGATCAGGGAAGACACCATCTTCTTTTAAGGCTTTGGCAATGGAAGAGTAGAAGTTGTTTGTAGGAGAAGAACCAGTTTCTTTTTCAGAATTGGTGTCTTCCTTTTCTTGATTCTCTTCACTACCTACGCTCTCCGGGGTCTCTTGAAACAAATCTTCAGGGTTTACCTCCTCGGTAGTTTCTTTTTCTTCTTTTTGTTCAGGAGAAGTTTCCTGTGAACTTTCTATTT